GCCATTCCATAGTAAGGATATTAAAACTTCTTCTTATGTTTCTTAAATCATTACCAGTTCTCATTTCAGAGCCTGCTCTAAGATAAGCCTCTTCAAACAAGTCTGGTAGATCTGGTACTACTACTGCCATTTATTTGACCTTTCTATAAGCTCTCGTCTTTCTTGCAATCTTCTTTGGCTGTTTAGATACTTGTTTACCTGCTCTAGTTGCCTTTCGTTTAGCAGCCGTAGAACGGGCGTATTCAGAGGGCGATAGAGCCTTAATTGCTTTTTCAGGTAAGTAACGCTCGCCTGTTGCTTTTGGCCCCTGTGTACTAGGTTTACCACTTTTGGTTCGCCACTTCTGTTTACCCCAAGCCTTTAAACTCCTTTGTGGTTTTTTTAATCCGCCCATTACTTTTTATTCATCCAAGCCGTTGTACCCATGTATGCACCCACGATGCCTGCGCCTGAAATGTAGAAAAGTGAAGAAATTTCTGCAAGTGCATTAATTCTCTCTATACTAATAAAAGGCATGAACATCATAAAAGTAAATAATCCCATAGCTATTAAAGTATACCTTGCCATTCTTAGTTGAGCAAGGTTTTTGCGTAAGGCTGTTTCTGTTTCTTTTATTTCTTTCATATTAGAAAGCTCTGCATCAGAAACAATACCATCCCCATCTATATCATACTCATTATACTTACTAGATGATTGTAATTTTTTTTGTTTCATTTCTTACCTATACTTCTTAAACTTTCCATAACTTGATCTATATCAGGCTCTTTGCCATTTGGGTCATACAAGCATTTATACTTTTTGGGACACCAAGACTCGATCATCATTGTGAATGTTTTGTTTCCCCCTTGATATATACAAGCCTTTTTATTTGTATACTTTGATGTAATTCTTTTCTTTAATCTACAAGTTGTATACTTTTTTTTTTAATTTTCCCCTGCCATATTTTTTGCTGTATTGTGTAATCTCTAGGTGTAAACTTATAATCACCCCTTGCCTTTTTAATCCAAATACTAGCTATTAAAACTGCAAATCCACCTATTAATGCTACGCAAACAATCCATCCTATAGCTTCTCCTATTTGTCTTCGTAGCTGTTGTTGCTTGTAAATTGTTTCTTGTCTTTGTTTTCTTATCTTACCTTCCATAGCTAACAAATCATTGTATGCCTGTGGTCCATAAGTCATATTTAAAAATATCTTTAATTCGTATCTTTGTTCTTCTAGCTTCTTTTTAGCTGCATATGCAGCGAGAGCCGCTTCTTCTATAGATCCAGCCTTAAACAACTTGCCGAAAAGGGGAGGATTCTTTGCTTGTTTCTCAGCGTTGTCAATATCAGAGACAGCTCCCATCCATCTACCTATGTCCCCACTCATCTGTTCTATGTCTCTAGCTGCTGAAAACCCCTGCTTAATGGCATTGAAAGCGCTATTTGCCACTGACATAGCAGCGGTAATTGTTAATGGGTCCATATTGTGGTTTCCTTATTTGTAGCCGCCACCTGCTTTCTTATAGGCTTTAGCCATCATCTGTGCTTTTCTAGCAGACCATTGGCCGGGTCTACCACCCTTGCCGCCTGCTTTAATTCTGTTAAATATTCTTTTTCTAAGTCCGGGCTTGGTATAATTACCAGCTTCGTTAACTCTGCTTTTCTTAACTTTGCCACCAGCTTTCATGCCATTGGCACTTCCGTCATCTATATTCTTTGCTGTCCTGAGTATTTTTAAGTCACCAGCATCTGTTCCAGAAGATATAAATCCCCCAGATTTAAGTCTCATAGGTTGTTTCATTAAGCTCTCCTGTTTACTTTTCTAGCTTTACTAGTTCTTGCAAAAGATCTGTTTATTGACTTTGGCTTCACTGTGAGATTCTTTTTCTTGTTATCTCTAGGATTACCATTCTTGTGAGCAACGTCTTTGCCGTCACCCTTCTTAACACGACCAGCAGTCTTCATCTTAGATCTAGCAGTGTTTCTACCAGCTCTACGTTTCTTCTGATCTGTTTGCTTGTGGTAGTTATCATACTCACCACGATAATTACGTTTTGGCATTATCCTCTACCCACTCGTATCCGTATTTACTCTGCCACTCAACATCAGTTGATATCAAGGCGTTGCATGTAATACACTGTACTTGTTTTTCTTTTGTATCTTTTAATGCTGTTTTACATATAGGACAGACTTCTTGTTTTTTCATATTGCTCTTGTTTTACCCTTCATTGCAATTCCATCTATAGGCTTTGTTCTTTTTATCTCTCCACCCATAGCCATTCTTCTTGTCATTTCTGTCATACCCATGCCTGCTGAAGGGCTGCTAGGCTGCATTTGTGGTGACGAAGCACTCATTCTAGCGGCTTTTTTCATTTTAGCTTTTTTTCTTTTGGGTCTGGCAATAGCTGCTGGTAAAACACCTAAAGCACCAGATGATGCCAAAGCACCCATTCCACCTTTACCAGTTAAAGCTCCAAATACTGGACTTGTTTCTTTAAGAATTTTTCCTATATTTTTTTTCATTACAGGTTTCTTTTTCATACGATTACCTTTCATCTGTTGTTTCATTGATGCTCTACTAATCAACACTTCCACCTTCTTCTAGCTTGCCTTAAACGACTATTAGGATTCTTAGCTGCTTTAGGAAACTTTTTCATTTGACCTGCAGATCTGGCACAGAAAGACTTACGCCTCTTTGCAGCTTTGCTGCCGGGCTTTACTTTTCCTGTAACTGCTGTCTTGAGTTTAGATCCGGGATTGTCTCTACGGTATTTTGCAACACCTTTTGCGGTCATGCCTGCACCAGCTTTGGTGGGCCGCTTATGCCCACCGCTGATAGTGTGACCTTTCATAGTCCCTTTTTTTGTAGCCATTACGATAAGAACAAAGTTAACTTATTCCCAGACCCTGTAAAAGCATGTATGAAAGCACCGCTTTCTGCTAATATACCCTGATCTGGTATGTTCAAAGTATGTAATCCTGTTGGAAAACTTTGAACTAATAAGTCTGCTCCTCCTGATCCATCTTTGATAGTTACCGCTCCTGCGGCATTTCCAAAAATAACTACTTGTCTTATTCTTGTTCTATCTGGACCAACAACAGCAGCGCTGTCACCTTGGTTAAAGTTAAAGGCTTTTACGTCTGATCGACCTGCCATTTAAGTCTCCTGTAATTAAGCCTCGTAGCCTATTAATTCAATTAACAGCTTACCTGCAGTATAGTCTGCATCTGTTGTTGCACCTAATGTTAAGTACAAAAACTCATCTGCAGCAGGCAATCCAGTAAAGTAAACCTTTGTACCTAATGCAGCATCACCAGCGTTTACAAGAAGTGTTTCTGTTAAGTCTGAAATAGCACCATCCTCTACACCTGTACCCTCTGTAGCTGAGTGTACATTAATATCAGGATCACCACCTGTAGGCGCTTCAAAACATTCCATGCTACCAGCAATAATAGTTCCGTTTTCTGCGGCAGTGATTTGCCCTATGTGACAAACGTTAGATGTACCATTAACACCAATGATATCGCCATTTGCTGTTGATCTTAATCCTGTTAAATCAATTAATATTCTTGTTGTGATTATTCCGCCTTGTCTCATAACAGAGCTTCTGTAAATAGTTCCAGTACCACCTGTGATACCAGTTCCTGCTTCTGTAGAAAGTTTATTTGCGTCTAAAGATGCAAATCCACTTGAGTTTATGCTGGATTGAGTTGTGAAAGCTCCGGTTGTAGCATTCTTGCTTACAGAGGTAAATCCGCCTTCAGAACGTACCGGACCTGAAAAAGTTGTATTAGCCATGTATAATCTCCTTGTCGTGGCAAATGTCTGCTAATGCAGTCAAGGGTTAAAATAAGGGAGCCGGAAAGGAACAGCTCCCTTTAGGGGTTTATGCTCCCGGTGAACCAAACATTCCGAGAGGATCTGACACACCAAATGAGTATCTCTCACGGGCTTTGTATCTTACATTACCTGTGTTGAAATCCCCATCCATTGATGTAGACATAGGTGTTCTCACGAACATCTTCATTCCGTTAGGAACATCAGTTGTCAAGAAAAACGCATCTGTATCTGTTAAATAGTGATTAACAGCAAAACCCTCTGGAATAGATCCATTGGTTCTGATTGCGTTTAAGTCGTTATCTGCTGTTCCAACTCTTAGCTCTGATTGTAACACTCTAGTTGCAACAAACATTAACGCTGGTGGAACGATAAGTTTTCTAGGTCTTGCTGCAATTAACAAGCCTCTTTCGTCTACGAAAGCTGCAATGTCAATAACCGCTTGCTCTAGAGATGTCTCATTCAAGTCAGCATTTGTTGTCAATCTATTTTTATTGTTACCGCCAGCCACTGTTGGGTGAGCTGTGTTAAACAATGTTACACCATCGCCACTAGTGAATGTATCAAAGCCTGTGTTAAGCAATGAAGCAGCTTTAGTCTGCTTTGTGTAAGCCATCGCTCTTGCTAGTGCTTTTGTATAACGAGCAGACAATGAATCATAAAGATTATCTTCCATTGCTTCTTCTGTTATTGAAAAGCCCATAGCCACAGTTTCGTGGTTGTACCTTGAAGTAAATGACTCTTGTGCAGAATCATAAGAAATAGCAGAGCCTTCTGGCTTTACTGGGGCTGCCCCAAAACCAGATAACTTTACTTCTTCTTCAAAACTACGCTCTGAGTTTTCTACTTCATAAATTTCAGTATGTTC